TCATGGATGGTACTTCTATTTTTGATCCCGTTGTTTGTGAACGTGCTTATAGATGGTTTTGTTTGCCTGGAGGAAGGATATTGGACCCGTTTGCTGGAGGTTCTGTCCGTGGAATAGTTGCAACCAAACTGGATATGGACTATTACGGAGTAGATTTGCGCAAAGAGCAAGTTGAAGCAAATTGGAAAAACTACGAACAAATTTGTAAATCAGTTACAGTAAATAATACCCCGTCGTGGCTTGTAGGTGATAGTACAAATATCGATGAAATTATTCCTGGTCTTGAAGCTGATTTTGTATTCTCTTGTCCTCCTTATGTTGATCTTGAACGATATTCTGATGATCCAAGGGATTTGTCAACGATGGAATACGAAAAATTCATTCAAATTTATCGCGACATTATAAAGAAAAGTTGTTCGATGCTAAAACCAGATCGATTTGCATGTTTTGTTATCGGAGAGGTACGAAGCGGTGATGGATCTTATTATAATTTCGTAGGCGACACCATAAACGCGTTTACGGATGCCGGATTGCATTATTACAATGAAATGATACTAGTCAATCAAGTTGGAAGCCTGGCAATGAGGGCAGGTAAACAGTTTAATGTAAGTCGTAAGGTTGGAAAACAGCACCAGAATGTATTGGTATTTTACAAAGGTGATATGAAGAAGATTAAATCAAACTTCCCGGAACTTGATTTTTCGCATATCAATGTTTTTGAAGAAAATTAATAACTTTGCTGGGTAAATAAAAACTGTCCGGCATGAAAAAAAGTGCAAATATGTCATTCATAGAAATACTTAAGAAACGGCTCGAACGTAAAAATGAGCAACTTAAAGAGATTGAAACTATCATGCAGATTGGTGATCAATCAACAGCTAATGAAAAAAGAAAATTCATCGAATTGAAATCTGTTATACTTGAGTTGGAAAACATCATTGATATTGCAGAAACAATGCTTGAAGATGAATAATGATAATATTAATAATTAGAAGGGTGCAGAAATGTACCCTTTTTTTATATATTATTTTGAAGAAATACAATTTACTATGGCTAAATATAATAAAGAGATAGTCAGACATATATGTGAGTTGACAGAATCTGATAGCTATTCTATTGAAGAAATATGTTCATTGTCAGGCATTCACAAAGATACTTACTATGATTGGCTGAAGAATAAACCCGAATTTTCCGACGCTATTAAAAAGGCCAGGCAACGTTATGATGAAATGATTGTAGCAGAGGCAAAAAAAGGTAAGAGGTTATGATGTGCAAGAAAAGAAAACAATAACTGTTGATACAGGTAAGTTTGATGAAGATGGAAAGCCTATAGTAAAAGTAAAAGAGCATTCAATAACAACCAAGCACATACAACCTGACACGGCTGCCATCATCTTTACTCTTTGTAATCGGGATCCTGATAATTGGAAAAACAGACAAGATACCAATGTAACAGGTGAAATGACATTGACCAGTCAATTAGATAGGTTGACAGATGCAGAATTAGAAAACATTGTAAGCAATGGCGGAAAGTTCGACGAAACAAGAGCAGAAGCGTAAAGAATTACTTAGGGCAGCTGAGGCAGCTGTTATCCTACGAAAGCGAGAAGCCCGGAATAATTTCTGGGCTTATTGCATGTATATGGATCCTGAGTTCTTTGCCAAACGCCCGTTTTTGAAAGTAATTGCCTACGCATTTGCCCTGGTATTTGCTGCCTATTCTACTGGGAAATCATATAAATTAGCCGTTTCTCTTCCTCCCCGTGGTGGTAAATCCTATATTACATCGTTGTTTGTAAGCTGGTTTATTGGGCACTACCCTGAAGAATCGGTCATGCGCAATACTTGTTCTGATACGCTATACATTAAACTTTCCTATGATACCCGCGACATTATACGTTCAAAAAAATACTCTGAGGTTTTTCCTGAAATAAGGCTTCGACGGGATAAGCAAAATGTGCATGGTTGGAGTCTCACCAAAGCCAGACAGGTTAGTTATTTCGGTGCTGGTGTTGGTGGTACTGTTATTGGTTTTGGGGCTTCAGCATTGGCTATAACCGATGACCTTTACAAGTCTCTTGAAGATGCGTTGTCTGATACCAACAACGAGAAAGTGTGGAGCTGGAAGCAGGGAACGCACGATTCTCGTTTAGAGGGTAACTGTTGCTCCATCGACATTGGTACTCGTTGGAGTGAGCAGGATGTACTTGGTCGTTTGGAAGCTATGAATAAGTATGATAAAATTATTCGTATTGCGGCGCTGGATGAAAATGACCAATCATTTTGTGAGGATGTGCATTCTACAGCATACTACCATGAACTACGGGAAGATACTGATGAAAGTATTTGGAATGCTGAATATATGCAGCGCCCAATTGAAGCAAAGGGCTTGTTATTTCCCAAATCAGAACTAAGGCGATTCAAACGCGCCCATCTGAAAGGCACGCCAATTGGCATTATTGGCGCCTGTGATGTGGCAGACAAGGGTACTGACGACCTATGTGCGCCATTTGGAAAGATGATTGATGAAGATGTGTATATTGGTGATGTCCTATTTACCAAAGAAGCTGTGGAAGTCACAGAACCACTCCTTGTTCAACTAATCATAGATTCCCGTTGCGATAATATCCGCATTGAAAGCAATAACGGTGGTCGCATATTCTCGAATAATGTAAAGAAAGAGCTTAAATCTGTCAAGTACACAAAATGCACGGTAGAGGCAATGCCTACAACCAAAAATAAGGAAACCCGTATACTCATGAAAAGTGGCTGGATCAAGAAGCATTGCGTGTTCCTTGATGAATCTGAGTATGAAAAGGGGTCCGATTACGACCGGTTCATGAAAGCCCTAACCAAGTATAAACGCGAGGGAGGTAATGAACATGATGATGCACCTGATGGCCTTACTATCCTTGCCGAATTCTATGAAAGTCTTGGTGTTCGCAAACTACAGCGTCAACGAAAAGTGGCGCGTGGTGTTGGAATTGCACGTTAATGAAATGGCTGATTTATATTTTACTACAAAGTATAAATCATGCCAGTTCAAAACAAAAATAATGCTCTCTACTGGGCAACCGGTATCGATAACAGCGGGTTAAAGCAGGATGCTGATGAAACAAAATCTATCATCAATGGAATGTCCGGTGATATTGAAAAAACTTCTGAATCGGTTACCGATGCCATTGATAAGATCGGCCAAACCGCAATCGAATCGGCCAAACAACAAATTACCAACCAAAAGGCTATTATCAAGCAGATTGAGGATGATATAAAAAACCTAGAATCCCAAACTGCTAAAGCTGCTCCCGGTAATGCAAAATCAGATTTACAGTCAGAAATAAACTCTGCTAAAAAAGCACTTCAAGAAGAAAAGGCAATTCTTGCAGGAATTGAGCAGCAGGTAGAAGGAGTATCGCAAAAACATCAAACCCTAAGAAGTCGAATAAGAGAGGCACGCGAAGAGCTGGCTCAAATGGAAATGGCTGGACAGCGTGGATCTGATGAATATAATAAACTTAGAATTACACTAGGCGAGTTAGTTGATCAGATGGGGGATACAACGGCTCAGGCTACTGTTTTAGCCAACGATGAGCGTGGATTTGCTGCGGTTGCTCAAACTGTATCTGGTATGGCCGGGGCAATGAGCGCTGCAACCGGAGTTGTTTCTCTGTTTGGAGATAAAAACGAAGACTTGCAAAAGGTTGAAGCACGCTTGCAAGCGGTTATGGCTATCACAATCGGGCTTCAACAAGTTGCTCAAACTTTAAATAAGGATAGCTATTTCTCAGTGATTATATTGACCAGATCAAAAGAGATATTAGCGGCTACAGAATTAAAATTGGCAACTGCAATTGGTGTATCTACTGCGGCAGCAAGAGCGTTTATGATAGCCACAGGTGCGATTGCAGTTGTAGGATTGGTAGCTTTTATATCTGCAATCATGAAAGTGGCTGACGCTCATGAGAAACAGCGAGATGCTGCAATAGATGCTGCTAAGAAAGAACAGGAATCGTTTTCCGAAATAGCCAAAGGCTATGCAACGGAGCAATCCAAAATTCAGGGATTGGAATCGGCTATTCATTCAGAGAATGTAAGCCGTGACAATAAGCTGAAAATGATACAACAGCTTAAAGATATGATCCCTGGCTACACTGCCGAGCTATCCAAAGAAGGCGATGTTATCCGCGAAAACAAAAAGGCTATTGACGATTATATGTCGTCTCTTGAAAAATCCCTCAAATTGAAAGCGGCTGAGAAAGAATTGGAAGCAATTTATACGAAAATGTATGGATTGCAAAAACTCGTTGATGGTGCCGGAAGTGGAAATACTGGATTGGGTAAGGACTTGGCCAAGCAAGGACAGACAGAAATCGATAAAAGTGTTCAAGCAACAAAATCGGGTATTGCAAAAGGTGCACAAGAAGGTATTACAGAACTTCAGAAACAGGCCGATACAATCAAAGAGTTTATTTCAAAAAACGGATTGGTATCTGATGAAGTTCTAAAGAAACAAGAAGATAAAACAGTGAAATCAGCAGTAGAAAGATATAATGCTGAAAAGAACCTTCAAGCACTACTCCTTGACATCAATCAAAAAACAGCTTCAGTATTGCTTGACCAACAAGCCGATAGTCTAAAGAAACGCCTTGATCTGGTTGAACAGGAAAAGAACCAAGAATTACAGGCAATTCAGGAAAAGGAAGTGGCTATCATTGAGGCATACAACAAAAGCCAGAAACAGCAGGTTGAAGAATACAACAAAACGCATACAAATAAAAAGACGTTTACAGCGCTTTCTACCAAACCTGAAGATATTCAAAATTCTCTCAGTACAATAAACCCGGACCAGGCAGCAAAACTACAAACGGCTACAGTTGGCGTGGTTGCTGCATACGGACAGAAGGCAAAGGAAGAAACACAGAAATGGAACGAAGAACTTCTTTCTCTTGCCCGGGAGTTTGCAGACAAACGTGTTCAAATTGCCTATGACTACAATGAAAAAATCAAAAAGCTGCAATCTGAAGGACTGATTGATGCAGCTAATGAAGCCATGGCACAGCGTGATAAGGCGGTTAGTGATGAAACTTCATCGATGATTCAAAATACAGAGCTGTTTAAAACGCTTACCGATGAAAAAATAAACATCAGTAAGAAAGCTACCGAAACGCTACTTGAGCAGATACGTGAACAGCTTCTCAACGAGTTGAACGCAGGCAAATTATCTGTTGAACAGCTTAATC